CCTTGCTTAATCATCTCAGGTGTGCCTTTAACAGCCATCTGTTGCATCATCTGCATCTGTTGTTGTTGCTGTTGCATCTGCATAGCTTGGGCTTGCTCTTGTGCCTTTTGCTCTTCAGACTTTATAAGACCGTTGGTATCAATCCCCAGACTGGCTCCCAATCGGTCAATGTAATCTGAGATATTCATTTCAGATGCAATTACCTGCGCCCCTAGAGGCTGTAAATATTGCAGGAATGTAGCAAGTTTGTTGAGGTCTTGGCCTCGTCCCAAAGCTTCAATACCTGTGACAATCGTAGGCTTGACTGCACCCTTTGGAAGCTTAGGCATTTTTCCAGAGCGTTCTAGGGTAGCTATAATAGTCTTAATCAAAGGCATCTGTAGTTCTTGAGATAGGATTGAGTACACACCACCAAGGGCAGACTCCAATTCCTGAGCCATGAACCTTACTTCTTCTGCAGTAACACGCTCAGCTTGACGCTGTACGCTACTGTTCATAAGGAAAGCGTAGGATATTCTCTCGTTGATTGTCCTTGCGGTTTCAAGCGCAACCCTAAAGTCAGAGGCCTTCTGTACTTGGAGGGTGGAAACATCAGCAGCATCACCACTAACGATAGCACCATTAGGGCTTTCCGCTAAGGTTCTGGCCTTGGTTGTACCGTTTGGTTTGACAAGGAACAGTATCTTAGATGAGGCCGCAGCCCCCTCAACGATAGCCTTTGTCAAAGCCTCAAGGCTTCTCAAGTCACCAATGTATTCTTCAACGTAACCTCTTCCATAATCTTCGCCATCTACACGAGTGAAACGAAGAGGTATAAAGGGGCATTCTTCTTCTTTGAATTTGCCACGAGTACCAGGAATTTCAATTCCCTGTACCTCTTGGTAAACTTCCCAGCCTTTGTTCACACGAATTGTGTGGGTGTAAAGCTCAAGGTTTTTCATTTCCGTATCAGAGGTTTCAATAACCTCACGGATTTCTTGAGGAAGCATGAGTGCGTTGACACTTTCCTTCGTCAAGATTTCCAAAACATTACCCATTGCGTCCCGCTTAACCACATATCGGTCAAGCTTATACACTTTCATGCCCCCATTCTTGGGCATGTATAGTAGGGCATTACCTGTAACAATAAGCTGTTTGAGGGCTTCAAACACAGGCACACGCATTGCTTTGGCTTCTATCTCCTGCATCCCTGCTCGTTCAATACGAGACAAGGCCTCTTCGACAGCACCACGAGCGTCAGTGCCTGCTAATTCAGCAAGGTCAAAGTCATCAATGGTAAGACGAAAGAACGGACTGTTGGGAGGTAGCAGTGTAAGGAGCAGCTTTGAGGCTAGATTGTTAGTGCCTCTTGCTCCTACCCCTTGATAGGGGGTTTCATACACTGTGCTACCGCTATGTCCATCTGGGGGCAGGAGAGTAGGGATGGTAAGTTCTGCAGCGTCACGCCCACGTTGTAAGAATACATACCTTGATGCTTCACACATAGCGTAGCGTTTAGCGGCAGTACCTTCGCTAATCTCTAGTGCCATTGTCTAATCCTCTAAGGGTTCATAGATACGCCTGATTCAGTTGAACCAGTGATTGAGAGTGACGGGTCAGTAGTTTTGGAGTTTTTCAATTTGTCTTTGCCCCGTTTATTCTTATCATTAACTGAAGATTGTGTGTCCACAGTCGGTGTTCCTGTATCAAACTCAGGCCCGGCTGATGTTGATGATGTAGTTGGGGCAGGCTGTGCCTGTACGACAGGCTTAGGTGTGCTAGGTCTAGATAAACACATAGGGTTATTCCTCAAAATTCTGGTTGTACAACTCTTCCAGCTTTCTCATTACAGACTGCTGGCCTTGCAGGTAACGGAGGTCTTCTAGAGAAATCTCGTTTGCTGGAAGTTGATTAGGGAACAAATCCTTAATATGATTAAGTAGTTCCTTGGATAAAGTTGGGGCATCATTGAATATTTTCATAATGATAGTACCTATAGGTGAAGGTTAGGCTTAACCACATTCCTTCTGACCAGTGTCGGGGTCTATGAAACAGGCCTCAGCTTTATTATCGTTGTCGTGAACTTCGTTCAAAATTCCGTACCTCTTGCCGCTTGCGCGGAACGTAGTTATGCCTTTACAGCCCATCTTCCACGCATCTGAATACAGTTTCTTGAAGTCGTCATACGATACTTGGTCACCCACATTACAAGTCTTGGATACCGCTGAGTCCACATACTGTGATACCAACGCCAGAACAGCGAGGTGTTCCTGTGCGCTAATCTCGTTTGCGGTACGTCCTTTGTACCCCTGAGCGTAGGCATAATCTTCAACTCGCTCGACTGTGTGTCCATCAAACTGCTGGATTGTACGGTCATAGAAGTTACTAAACGGAGGTTCGATGCCTGACGATACGTTATCTGCTGTCAAACTAATTGTCCCAGTAGGAGCAATGCTTGTTAAGTGACTGTTACGAATACCTTTTTCCTTTATCTTGGAAATAACCCAAGGCGATAGAGTCTTGATAAACTCACCCTGTAGGTACTGGTATTCATCATACAGAGGGAAGGAGCCTTTCTCTTCTGCAAGGTCAGCAGATGCTGAGTAGCAATGGTCACGCAAGGTTTCCATAACCTTCTCAGTAAACTCCATAAATTGCTCAGAGGCGTAAGGTAGTCCACACATTTCAGCGGCATTCGCTAGACCAGTGACACCTAGTCCCATCCTGCGTTTGTTCTTTGCTTCTCTTTCCTGCTGAGGTAGGGGGTAGATTGTCCTGTCGATGACATTATCCATAGCCCTTACAACGGTATGTATGTCTCCTGTAAACAATCCATAATCAAATGCTCCATCCAGTACATACTTAGTCAGGTTAAATGAGCCTAATAGACAAGCACCGTATGGAGGCAGGGGCTGCTCACCACATGGGTTAGTCGCTTCGATTGTTTCGCAGTAATGCAGGTTGTTCTGCTTGTTGATGGTGTCAACGAACAGGACTCCAGGCTCAGCCCAATCCCATGTGCTATTCATAATCCTATCCCACAGGGCTTTGGGGTCTATCTCTTTATAAACCTTACCTTCAAAGACAAGAGGAAAGGGAGTGTCGTTTTCAAGGCATTCCATGAACTTGTCAGTCACACCTACAGAGATATTGAAGCCTGTCAGTTTGTCAGAGTTGTGCTTGGCTGCAATGAACTGTTCGATATCGGGATGGTCGATGCGTAGCACTCCCATTTGCGCGCCTCTGCGGTGGCCTGACGAGGCTATGGTCTGGCAGACTGCGTCAAATATGCCCATGAAGCTGACTGCGCCACTGCTTCGGCTGTCTAGGGTGACAATCCTATCTCCTCTTGGGCGTAGGCGACTGAAGTCGTACCCAATACCTCCACCCTTCTTCATGGTAAAGGCAGACTCAGTGGCCTTCTCCATGATGGACTCCATTGAATCCTCAATGTGTCCTGAGACAAAGCAGTTGTATGCCGTAGTCTGTCGGGCTGCACCCATAGCATTCTGTACCCTGCCAGCAGGGAGGAAACGTAAGTGGCGTAGGGTATCCTTGAATGTTTCAAAGTGGTCGGGGCTATCTTTCAAGGCAGCGGCGATACGAACTACTTTGTCGTAGAAACTTTCGCCTGTCTGCCTGTACTTGATAGTGTCAATCTCCTCAGAAAGAGGGAGGGTCATTCCGTAGTGTCTGTTGCTTATGCTCATCTATTGTCTCCCTCCCCGTGGAGTGTGCCTGCCGATTGCCGTGCGTTTAGTTTCATTAGATTTTTCTCTGCTATCTCTTGGAGTGATAGGCCGCAGTCGTAGGCCAAGGCTGCCAACATCCACAGAACATCACCCATCTCTGCTTCAATATTCTTCTTCTGCTTGGCTAGGGGGATGCCATCTCGCATCATCTTGGCAACCTTGCCAGCAACCTCCCCAGCTTCCTCAGCCAACCCAAGCACTGGATATGAAATGCCATATTTCTTTGGGTACACTGCAGTCGTGATTGCCTTCTTCTGATAATCGTTAAAGTTAATCATCCTTATTCTCCATCTGCTTCTGTAAGTTAGCCATTGCTCTCCAAGCTACCTGCGCCCAATCCTCATCAATCACATGGCGCATCATGGCATCCAGTTCATCCCCAGACTTTGACCTGTCCCAATGTAGGGTCTGTGCTGTCTGCCCGTGTTGGATGCCTCCCTTGAGGGAAATCTTGGCTACCTCTGCTATGGCAAGGGGGAAGTACTTGACGAACCCTGTGTAGATTGGGATGGCTTTTCTTTCGCTGGCTTCTTGGGGGAGTTTACTGTCCGTCTTTTGGAGGTCTGCAGTGCCGTTCTCTGTATTCTCAGAATAGGTGTTAAGCGCATGTAGCATGTACTCCTCATGTCGCATGTGGTGGCTCCCATAAATCTGTGGTTAACTCTCGCTTGATGTAAGCAAGCCTTGCTTGTAGAAGAGCCTCATCTGAATTAAGACCAGCCTTATTGTAGGCTTGGACTACCTGTCCCCATCTCCACACATTGGTAGCTGTCTCTCCCTCTGCTGGGGTGAGTAGACGCTCTGCCTTTACTGCGCCAATGCCGGGGCAACCCTTGTAGTTGTCGGCTGTGTCGCCTGTGAGAACCTGTGTGTAGAACAGGTGGTCTGCTTCATCTTCAGTAACCTCAACCATCTCACCCTTAACTAAGTGGGTTCCAGGCACAGTCATAAGGTCTTTGTCCTCAGACCAAATGATGCAGTCTTCCTGAGCCATAGCTGTGATGCCGATAACATCATCAGCCTCAAGCTTGTCTATGATGGTGGTATCCCAATGCTCTTTGATGTACTCACGAGCGAAGTTGAGAAGCATAGGCTTACGAGTGTCAGCCCTGTTAGCCTTGTAGAAGGGGGCTAGTTCCTTACGGAAGTTCTCTTTATCAGACAGGCAACATAGTGCCTTATCTGCCCCAGCCTCTGTCATCAAGGTGTCAACAAACACTCCGATGTATGTACCTACGTCAGCCTCAAAGCTATGCAGAGTCCACAGTCCATCACCCCAATGGATAGGGTGTTCACAGGATGCGGCGGCCTTGTATGCTATGATGTCTGCATCAATAATTAATATCATCACGTTCCTCTTTCATGTCTCGTTCTTTGTGTTCTTCTAAGGTGATGATGCGAATGCCTTCCATGACTTGGATGTAATCTAGGTAAGCCCCTACTGCCCACTTCAGAACTAGGGCAAGGCTCACAGCAAAGAAGGATACAGTCACAATCAGTTTGAATATGAAATCAAAATCCATTCTTCAGTGCCTTAATTACATCAGTGGAGAAAAGCTTCTCAAGGTTGAGGAGGTACATCTTAGACTTGTAACCATCACCACCATTCACACTACGGATGTGGTCTAACTGACTGATGATGTTTTTCAGTACGTCTGTCTTGAAGACAAGGGTGGCAAAGGTAGTATCGCCAAGGCACAGGTTGTGAAACCAGTAGTCAGACTCAGTGGCTGCAATTCCTGATGGCTTGCCATAGCTTTCATATTCGATGGCAATGTTTCCTGAGTTATACCAAACACCACGCTCACTCTTAACTTCAATCTTTTTGTCCTGTAGCATGTCAGCTACTTCCTGCTCACGCACCTGCCCGTAGGCAAGGTCAATGTCAAACTTCTTACGGTTAGCTTTAGTGGGTTGAAGACCAGTCATTTCCATATGAATACTCACTGTCTAAGGTGCATCGAAACTTGTAGTAAGCTTCGGTATCCTTCATCGCTTGTTGAATTAGTTTGCCGACTTCATCCTCTAGTCCGTTACGAACTAGGACTTGGACTTCATCGTGAATGAACGCTACAACCGTAACATCTACACTCGTGTAACCTTTAAGGCGCAGTAGTGCTTCAATCGTGACGTACCAACGCTTGCATATGATGGCTCCGCAACTCTGCAGGATAGTGTTCAAGCTGGCGTGGGCATGGCGTATGGGTATGATGCGCCCATCCAATCCCTTGACCCAGCCTCTCTCACTAGCAGCAGTTGAGGCATCATCTCTAAGTTTCTTGAGGGCAGGTAGTTTCCTTAGAAACTTAGCCTTTATTTTCTTACCTTCTGCAGCACCCTTACCAATGATTTGACCAGTTTTCTCATCGCCTGAACCATAAAGAAATCCATAAATGAATGTCTTGGCTGTAGCCCGGGTAGGTAGTCCTGCGAGTTCCTGTGTCTTAGAGTGTACATCACCGTTGACAACCTCTTGTGCATACGCACCGTCATCATACTTAGCCATGTAATGAGCCAGACACCGAAGCTCCAAGCCTGACGCATCAGCACCCAAGAGACTGTACCCATCAGGCGCATAGAATAACTCACGACACTCCTTACCAAACGGAGCAGAGAGACTAGGCACTTGCTGCATATTTGGATTGTTTGCCGTGCAACGTGACGTAACTGCGCCCATATGATTAACACGTCCATGTATTCGCCCGTCCCTTTCTAGCTTGAGCCATGCTTGATTACCTGTAGCAAGCTGACCAATGCGTTTGTTTAGCATCAGATATTCAGAGACTAGATGTGCCTCTGGGATATCTATTTGTTTTAGTATCTTCTCATCTACCTTCGGTTCATTCGTTGGGGTGAACTCAGTAGGAACCCACCCTCTCTTCATCAAGCGACTTGCAATCTGCTGGCGTGATGCAGGGTTGAAGGGAAGTGTCTTGGTCTTGGTCTTCATCACAATGATGGTAGGCTCAAAGGTATCCACCAACTGTTTGTGTATCTCAGAACGTCTACCCTCTAGTTCAGCGTGAAGCTTCTGTGCCTTCTCCACATGGAATGGAAAGCCTACCTCTTGCTGTCTTACTAGGAGGGTGTGCAGCCTATGCTCCAAGCCCAGAGCATCTTGGCTAAAGTTCTTATCCTTGATTTTATCGAAGAGTGCTTTGGTAACTGCTGTGTCCTGTACGCAATAGTCGAGCATGTCAGGGGAGTATGTCTCAAAGCTCTCGCCACCAGTATTGAAGTCACCTTTCAGTTCTCCTAGCCGATAGCCCCATGCTTTCAAGCTGTGACTACCCCTTAATTTTTGTGGGAAATTTTTCACTCTACCATCTATCTCGCCCACGTTAGGCCAGATGGTGCGAGTGCAGACCAAGGTATCAATAACCTCACCCTTGTAGTCCCAACCGTACAGCTTCTTGAGTACCCTCAAGTCGTAGTCGATTAGGTTGTGACCAACGAGACAGTCAGCATTGTTATTCATAAAGTCTAAGCCGATTGTAATCTCATCAGGGTCGAAGGTAGTTACCTCATCCGTATCTGCATTACGCAGTACCACACACCAAGTCTTGGTTACTTCATCAAGCAGGTGGTTGGCTTCGATATCCATTATATATGTGTTCATATTATCCTCTCGCTGGAGTGATTATTGGTTTGCTTGTTCCTCTTCAAAGATAAGTCGGAACTCTTCAAGCGTTGGGACGTTGCCCATGTCGTGGCCTTCAATCATCAGGCTGGATACCTCTTCAAGAAATTCTTGATAGGCCTCCTTTAGTTGTGCTTCTGTGTAGAGAACAAGCACTGGTCTAGAAGTCCGGGGTTTCTTCTGGGTCATCTTCGATTACCGTTTCTGTCATGCGTCCTGTCTCAGTGGAGTAGGCGAGGTGGCAACAGATTCCTGTAATGCCAGCCCATCTATTCTTGAGCAGTCTCGCTGTTGTAATGTGTAGGTTGTCTCTGTCCTGCTGGTTACGCTCCAGCCCGATAACCATGTCGCTTAGTTGCCCGATGGCAGCACTGCCTCGCAGTTGAGACATGGAGGTTTGCGCTCCATCCTCGTGTCCTCTGTCTCCCGATGGACGCTTCAAGTGACTGACAAGTATCAGCCCTATCTGCAATTCCTCCACGAGTGTACGAAGTTGGGTCATAAGAGTGTCGATGGTGCGTCTTTCGTCACCACCTTCCATGCCCGAAACTACGATAGAGAGATGGTCAAGTACAATCCAGTTACAGCCACAGCCTCTAGCCAAGTAGCGTACCTTGTGAAGCAGATTATCAGAGTCAGTGCTACCCCAATGGTCATAGAGAAACACCCTGCCAGTCCCAAGAGTATCGCTAAAGGCAAGTTTAAGTTCATCCTCTGTGACTCCCTCGTTACCCAAATGAATGGGCTTGTTAATGGACAAGGACATAAGACCTTGGGCTGTACGCTTGACGTTTTCTTCTAGGGCTATGTAGCCCAGCGTTTCACCCTGCCGTATTAGGTGATGCGCTATCTCTTTAGTGAACTGACTTTTGCCAGTACCGCTGCCTGCTGTGATGGTAACAATCTCACCAACGCGAAGACCCATAGTCTTCTCAGTCAGTCCTTGATAGGGATAGCTGATGCTCTCCTTATCATCAGTTGACGATACCACATCCCACAGTTCAGCACCATCCACAATACCGTCAGGTCTGAAACTCTTGGCTCCCCAGATAGCATCAAGCAATGCCTTCTGTTGGTTAGCCTTGAGCATGTCGTTTGCATCCTTGTACCCAGAAGGTAGGGAAGCAATCTTCGCACGGCCTGGACTGAGGAGTAGGGCTGCCTCGTGAGCAGCCTTACGTCCTTGTTCGTCCATGTCGAAGCACAGGACTACGCTATCAAACTGCTCCAACCATTCAATGGATTTGCGGATAGCCTTCTTAGCAGACGCACTGCCTTGAGGTAGGCTGACCACAGGCCAACGGTTGTTGAAGCACTGGCTAACAGAGAGGGCATCGACTTCGCCTTCTGTGATAACCACCATCTTTCCTGTACTGCGCCACAGGTTCTGCCCATACAGGCCAACGTCTTTACTATCTCCAAGGAATAAGAAGTCTTTGTTGGCAAAGCGTAGCTTCTGCCCAACCGTAGTACCCCTGTCATTCTTGTAGTTAGCTATCTGTACTGCTTGTCCTTTGTACTGCCCTATCTGGTAATCCCAGAACCGACATGTTTCGTTGCTGATGCCACGCTTGTTCAAGGCACAGACCTGACCAGAAACTAGACTGCTGTCTTGCTTCGGCTTAGTCTCCTCTCCAGATAAAGAGTAGGTTTCGCAAGAGAAGCAGTAGCTGTGGTCACTATAGATAGCATTAGCATCACTACTGCCACACACATCACAACCTTCTTTACGGATATAGTTACTCTCCTCCAATGGATTCCTCCACGATTTCGGCAGCGAGTCTCATCTGACGGGCGATTGTTTTCAGTTCATCGTTTTCGATGAAGTCATCCTCTACGATTTCATAGGCCAACAATTCCCAATCAATAATGTTTGCGTTGATTACAACGGGGAGGTTTACTGTTATTGATTTCATTACATTCATGTCATCCACTCCTCTGGCATGACCCCTTCACTCCAGACAAACCCGTTCCGGTCTGCCCACTCAGCGCATGTCATCTTCGTGCCATCCTTGCGTACCTTCGCGCCCTGCACTGGCGAGGTTGCCTTCTGGAAGATGAAGCGTATGTCTAGGTCAGGGTTCTGAGCCTTGACTGCTTTCATCTTCCGTTGCGCGTCCTGTCGAAAGTACCCCTTCATCTCAATGTATATTTCATTGATGAGAAGGTCTGGATTGTAGAGGCGTTCCACCCTGTACGGGATGCTATGTGGTTCATAGCTGTATGGAACACCCCTACCGTCCAAGTCAGAAAGCACGGCCTCTTCAAAAGTCCCCTTCGGCATCCACTGTCTCACTGTCTGTATCGAAGGGAGTATCCTGACGGTCATCTTTCTCTACTGCCGCTTCAGTGTAACCATCCTCGTCATCGAACAGAGCCTTGGGGTCTTTCCAAGGCACAAGGTCAAGCACCTGTACTGCTTCCATCTTGAGGGAGACACCCACTACGTTTGACATAACGTAAGTAGATGGTTCAAAGGCAACTTTGACTCGACTCATATTGCCAATAAGGTTGTCGCCTGACATGACGTTACGCTTTGCGTCAAAGACGGCTGGCTTCTGATGCCACTCACCGTTGGCATTAGTGCCACCAGCCTTCATCTTAAACTTGAAGCGAGTGTATTCCAGACCAGTTTTCTTGTCGGTTACTACGTCACATGGAGGGCGAGTGGACAAGCTCTCTGGTTTCTTGGAGGCTTTGACCTCTTCGGCATACCGTTCATCAATCAGGCCTTGGAGGTACTCACTCAGTTTCTGTGCATCTTCTTCTGTCTTGAGAAGGTCAATGGAATAAACACCGTATTGCTTCTCAAATTTCTTGTCTGGTTCAAAGACCTTGCAGTACATTGACAGACCTTCTGCTTTCATTGGCTTACTCATAATGTCTCCTTGAGTGTAACTAATAGGCTATAGGTGAAGGTTAGAACTCACGCAAAAAAGTAATGTGATTCCAGCACCTTCGATAAATTCAACGCACCTTTGGTTGGTGGTTGAGGTAGTGTATTATCTCCGACAGTGTAACAAGCATGGTCACGAAGTTGCTGTAGAACATCATTCTCTTGATACATTTCAACGAAGGCTTCTCGTAATACTTGACTCAGTATCGGCATGTTAGGACTGTGTGTACCATAGCTGTCATGCACCATAGCGAAGTCAGTCATCCCGTCATCCATACATCTGACTACAGTCTTGGTCAAAGCTGCGGCATCCAGAGAGTGGATGAAGTTTGGGCTACTGCCAGTAGTAATGCGTGACCTGTTCACGTCTTCAAGTTCCTGCTGGTAGCTCAGCCTGACCACACTGCCATCAATGTGAGTTTCGATAAGTCTCTTCTTGGTATTTAGGTAGGGCTGGACAACCAGAAAGTTGGTAGGTGTTATCCATTCCATGTGCTTGTTGGCATCAGCATAGTAGGAGCCGATGGTCTTTACATAATCCATGACCTGCCGTGCCGATGAGATTGTCTCATTGATACCCTGCCATATGTGGCGACTGAGGTATAACGAGGCTTGGAAGTAGTCATCACCGAAGGGGTTGCAGTCCCCTTTCTTTTCTATTCTGTCAGCGATTGCGTCTTGGATGTACTCACGGCAAGCGTGTTGTGTGCCAGAGTAAGGCGTAATCATCACAGGCCTTTTGGTTAAGCTACGATTGATGCCAAATTCCAAGCATTTTTTTGCCATCTCATTACCATCCCGCGCATCCTGTTTAACTAGTACCTCTGCACGATTAGCTACATCAGTGTATATATCTGACGGTACATCCGAAGGCACTAGGTTAGTAGCCCTGCCACCCTGCTCATCAAGTAGGATTGCACTCAGATGTTGTAGTCCATTACAGCTACCATCAGCAGCGCAGGGTAGGTGGGTGTAGTATCCCCAGCCCTGTCGTAGTAGGCCGTACCATTCAATACACCAGCCAAGGAACTGCCAAGGCTTGTCGGCCTGCGTCCACCACATGTAATCAAGTGGGTTCTCAGCTACCTTTACTATGTCATCCTCACTATCCCATGCCCACTGAATACGCTCAGCAAAGGATACCTTGTCGTTACCGAACAGGTTAGCACCATGTATAGCCAGCCAATCAGCATCCCCTGCATCGTTGATAGGGAAGCCGTAGGTAAATCCAATGAGAGCCTTACCCCAATCAGCTACCTGTGGTGACATGAAGGACTCGACAGGATACTTGCGTGACCTAAAGTCTAACTGCCATACGAAGTAGAACTCGTCATACTTAGCATAGTGATTAGCAAGCTGTAGTGTACGCTCCACCTGGATACGCCGTGACATTGACTTACCATTCGCTGAGTAGATACGGTTACGTTTGCTTGACCAATCTCTAAACAGTAACTTCTCTGCATCATCCATCTCTTGTGGGTCTTTGTCGAAAGGGTACTCAGGCAGGGGCAAGTCCTCACGAGGAGGCAGACCAGCCCACTCTTCTCCACTATCCCACGCTGTCCTCATCACCTCAAGCACAGGCTTGTTGACTGACCAAGGGGTGCGCTGCAGTCCATTGATGCAACGGTACTCTTCACTCAAGTCCTGCTGGCTTAGTCTATCAAGATACTCTTTAGATTTTTTCTTCAATGTACCCTCACTAACGGTAGCTGATTGATGACTTCACTGTGGTATCCACCACCCATAACACCATCCCAATCCTTGGGAGGTATGAGTGACGGAGCGAACCTTGGTTTCATTACCTCTTGGTGCGTGTTGAACTTCTGTACCCATGCCAAAGTTTCTGGCGTGGCTTGAAGGTAGGTGATTGTTTTGTTCTTCTTGATGGACTTGGTTAGCCTGACCAGCCCTGTCTTGATTACAATCTTATCAATCAACCTCATGCCTGTATGGATGCGCTCTTCGTTTGTCCATTCGGTATGGGCATAGCCATCCTTGTTCATCTTGTAGACCAAGCCCTGTCGCTTATGTAGCTTGCTTGATTTCTCGTTGGCTTTCCTGATTACGTTGAGGGCTGGCTTACCCTCAGCTGCAACCCAGATACTCAGTCTTTTCTGCAGTTCGATGTTAGCCCCTAGACTCTTGGCTACCTTCATCAAGGTAAACCTCTTGGATACTTCATCGACTACTGTGATTAGGGAAAGGTATGCAACCTGGTGGGCATCCATTCCCTGTAAATTTTTTCGGGCAATATCCCGATTGGATGTTACCTCTGTCTGGATATCAGTAACCCCATCAGCCACGGCATTCACGATGGCAGCAATCATTGCCCTGCCGTGCTGTGTGTTACTCTCCAATCCCTTCTGAATTAATTTATTTGTATTGGATTGGTAGCGATTGATGCCGTCATTCAGCATCTCTTTCTCTAAGTCTAACTGCTCTTCAAGTGTGGGCATGTTATCTCCTTACGCCACTCAGGACACCGGATTGTGTCCTAAATAATAAATCCGTTACACGAGTGTAACAATATATAATGTTTACCCTTGGGGGCTACAGCCCTTACTGGCTCTGTGTTTGTGGACTAATTGCATGAGTGTTATAAATGGTGTTCGGATTTTAAGTCCGATTTAATTGGTACGAGCGGGGGGACTCGAACCCCCACGCCTTTGAAAAGGCTCAAGATTTTAAGTCTTGTGTGTCTACCTATTCCACCACGCTCGCTCCACTTAGGACACTTAGGACACACCCAAGGACACAAAGTTTCAACAGGTATAATCAATCTACCTGCTCTAGTAAAGACACACCCACCTCTAAGTTCTTAGGTGCAAGGTGTGCGTACCTCATAGTAGTCTGGATAGCTGAGTGTCCCATCCATTCCTTGACGTGAACGAGAGGCATACCACGTTGCACTAGACGTGAGCATGTGGTGTGTCTCAGTGTGTGCCAGACTACATCTTCCAGTTCTAGATGGTTGACTAAGCGTTGCCACTTGGAGCGAGGGAAAGTGCCAAAGAGTTTACCTCCATCGCTGGCTGCAATCCTGCGTTCAAGAGCCTGACGTGCGCGAGTGGTGAGGGGAACAAGACCGTTGGTATCGTTCTTCCTGTCCACTAGGTACACGCCATGCTTGTCGATACACTTCGCATCCAGCTTAGCCATCTCACCTGCTCTCATGCCTGTGTCGATGGAGGCAATGAAAGCATCATGCAGTTCATCGAACCCCCAGCTATCTAGGGTAGCTAGGCACTGCTGTTCTTCTTCAACAGTGATGAAGCGTATCCTACTTGTCCCTTCTTTCTGTCGGGAGAGGGTAGGCATACCACCTGGCAACCTACCTCTCTCCTTAGCAAAGCGCAGTATCTTAGAAAGGGAGGCAAGCTTTCTATTGATGGTGGCGTTAGCCTTGCGCTTTTCTTTCTGTGACATGATGAACTCATCCACTAATTCTGTGGTGATGTCGGCTATATCTATGTCTTTGCCAAAGTAATTAACCACCTCGTTCATTACCAGAATCAGGTTGCGCTCAGACTTAGTGCCTACCCAATTCATCTTGTAACATTTGTCGGCAGCTTCCTTCAGACCCCATGTGTGAGAGACAGTGATGCCCTCGCTTGGGACAGGCTTGCCTAGCATTAAGGCCTGCCTTGCTGATTGCTCCAGTGCCGTAGCTTCGCCGCGAGTGGATACAGTACGCCGAAACTTATTGCCATTAACGGCTACATAAACTTGGAAGCCGTTACCTCTAGGTGTAATGCTCATGTGTTACTCCAGTATGTTTTCTAATCTAGTGATTAAGGCCTTACCTTTTTCAGTAAGGGTGATTAGTTTTTCCACCCGGAACTCTGGGTTTTCGTATGTCTCAATAAGGTCATGTCCAGCACGTCTGTGTCTAGAGAACTTAGTCAGTGCTGCCACGTTGCGGCTGGCAGATGCTGAGGTAACCCCCAACAATTCGCCAACCTCTTTGATGGTCACAGTATTACCTTGACTGTTCTTCTGTGCAATAATTAAGAATGCAAGAACAGTTTGTAACTGCATTTCAGTGTCAAGCTTCCTTAGCTCCTCTACTATTCTGCTCATCTTTGCTAATTTTAGAGACAATTAATGTCACTCCACTTCCTAAATGCACCCATGTATCAGGGTAATCTTTGCGGATAGATACTCCATATTTAGGAGTAATGCTACCAAAATTACATGTGTGTATTGATATGTCGTAGTTAAAAATTGTAAAGAGCATTGCGCTACCCCTCTCATTAGTAATGCTGAGTCTCAGACCAGCAATATTGGTTATGTATATAAGGGTTGGTTTAAAGTCGGCTTCCACGACAAAGACTCCGACTATTTCCATTGCTCAGCAAAATACGAATGCCACTTGCTAGGTGGTGCGGTAGGCCAATCAGCATCGCCTCTTACGCAAGCCCATGTGGGCAGTAAACGGTTGTGTAGCATCTTACCTCCTATAAATAAGTGTCGATATGATAACAAATACTACCAAGAAAGCTGGTAGTAATGCCAGGATTGAAACGTAAATCATTAGTATGTCTGTTGCTATATTGTAACCTCCTGATATTGTTTAAAACTGAGTATATTATACACTGGCGGCGATATTATGTCAACTCATTTGTTAGTCCAGTACGCACTGTGACTCTCCGCGCCGTTCTTGATACGTTCTCCATAGTAATTTAGCATGGTTTGTTTGTTAGGATTGATAGGTTGTCCTGCCCATTCAGCATCCTCAAGCTCCATGCGTAGCTCACGGTATGCTTGCTTGAAGGTTACGCTGCGCCAGCCCCCATCCTCCATCATCTTGATATATGGTGCTGTCATTGCGCTACCTCCATTGATATTCGTAATCATAATTGTATTCAGCATCTAATGAATGCCACGCCTGTTCGTAAGCATAATCCCAATTAGTATGATAGCCAGTAGCTATGTCATCATCAGCAATACACTTAGCCCAATGGTTTAGACTAGGCTCATGGTTAAGTGGTAATTCATCCTGCATTACGCTACCTCCTGCATGATTGATGTGTCATGCCAATCATGTGCGAATGAATTACACTCGTGGATAGATTGGAATATGTGAGAGACAACATCGACAGTCCAGCCATTGCCTAGCATACGATAGCGTTGCGTGTTGCTAACGTGGTTGGTGTAGCCTTCGGGTACAGT